ATGTTTACTTACAAGATGGTACAGATTCCGCCTAACATTTCCGTCAATGCCAAGACTAACAAAAACGGTATTGCTGCCCAGTATCTTGAAGAGGTTGTGAATTCTTGGGCCTCCGAGGGCTGGGAATTTCAGCGCGTTGATACCATAGGTATTGATGAGAAGCCGGGATGTTTTGGTGGAAACAAATCAACACTAACGCATTACTACGTGATTACGTTCAGGAAAGAAGTTTAACGTGCTCAAATGGCTAAGTATTAGATTCATTCTCTTCTATCGTGCCTATGCGCCGATGCGAATCCGTGATCGATGCCGCCATACTCCATCCTGCTCTAAATATACGTTGGTTGCTCTAAAGCGTTTCGGCTTTATCACTGGTTGGAAGTTGGGTCTAGCCAGAATTTATAGGTGCAGGCCACCAAATGGTGGTTGTGATTACCCACCCAAAAAATAAAATACTCTACCTCTGCGGAGCTTGCTCCGCTTTTTTATATATGTTCACTAACAATAACATCACATAGACAATTTGATTTCTGAGATATAGATTAATTGTGGCTTGTATACTCAACAAATTAATCATTTTCTCTACTATCTAATTAATTGTCTGTAATCTGAATTCTTTATTATTTCAATCAGTTGTTCTTCAACTTCGTTCAGAGCTCTTTGCAAGTGTCGGTATAAATAAATTTGCTGATCACCATAAAAGAAACAAATATCATCTTCATACCGAGATTCAAAACTAAGCGCACCAATACTCATAAGTTTTGATTTACCAAAAGCAACATTAAAACTTGCTTTTGCGTCTGTACCAGAGATGAAATGATTATCTGAATCAGGGTGACAAATTGCATCTCTTATGTACTTTATAAGCATAGATACATTGGTTACAGCCCCTTTTAGATTTACATCATCTTTAAAATCAATTTCTTTCGCATAAATCCAGCTTTTTTGTGTTAAATCACGACTAAGTATCAGTAACTCTATGAATGCGGCTCTAAAAAGTGGATGCTTTGCATTGCTAGGTGTAAAAATTCCGCACGTTAGTAAAACTCTAGAATGTTCCAATGAAGCAATAACATCAGCAGCATCATGAAAGCCAATTTTTTTTTTCATGTTTCACCAATTGATAATTATAAGACGAATAGAATAAACCTTAATATGGTTTGGTTTTTTATTTTAAATATCATGTAATTAAGTATATTTCTAATCTAAATCTATTTTTTCTAATATCGAGTTATCTACTATGAAGTTATAAATCAAACTGTACTTTACAAGTATCTTACCAGCGACGTAAATAGAATAATCAAATAGACCCAATTCACACAATCTCTTTTAAATTCAATGCACTAATATTTTATCGCGATCCATTCCGAGATCCAAAAACTGAAAAACACTGAAATTCTTTTCAATCTTTTCAGTTGGCGAATTGCCGCAAAGCCCCAGCCACGGCGCGGGCTGACGGGATGTTTTGTAGAAAAATAAAACTGAAAAAACTTTATAACGCAAAGTGTGCAGGCGGGTGCGGTGTAGTGCCGTTTCCGTGGCGATGACGTTTCTTTCGTGGCGTGTTCTGCTACGTGCGCGGGGCATGGCTGGCGTGATCCATTTTGGGTGTTGTGGTGCGGTGGTTGCTTTATGACGGGGTACTGCGGGCCGCTGGCGGCACTTATGGACAGGCGTAAAAAAGCCCGCGCGCGGCGGGCTGATTGGGCGAGATCGATTAACCGATCACAGGGGCATATTTATCACGTAATCCATCTGACTTGGCCCCGGTGGCGGTGATGCTCCCGGCGTTTAGCGGGCCTCCCGTATTGGTATGAGTATGTGCGGCGGTTAGCTCTGCCAGCTCTTTCACCACGTCCAGAGTCTCCAGCATCAGAGCCATCACATTAATTTGCTGGCTACCAATCCATACCACTGGCGCTATCACATCCTGACGCACTACGGCGATACTACTGCGGATTTTACCAATCTTCTCTATCAAATCCTGCCCCACATCGGTGGTTAAGGTTTTGCCCACTTTGGCCATGTAACTGGCTTGGGTGGCCAGACTGTAATCCCCTTCACTGATTTGCTGAATGGCCCCGGCCAGTAAAGTAGCCGTCCCCAGTACCATGGTTTTATCCGTGGCCTGCACGGTGGTTTCACGGGCTACCAGTGTGCGGGTTTCATCATCGGCAGTAATCACCCGGCTCATGGATTCTTCACGAATAACCTGATCCGTTTTACGCTCCCAGTCCCCGGCCACTGTCACCCGCTGCGATACGCCATCACGCTGCTGTTGTAGCTGTTCGCCCGGCTGCACAGTGGGCAGGTTATTACCCTGTGATAATGTCTGACGCACAAAGGGTTTATCCGGCCTGCCGCCAGTAAAGCCCACTTCCACCAGTGTGCCTGCCGGGGGAAACTGGAACATGCCCGATTCAGCCCCGGCCATTGGCAGGGGTAACGGCACCGCAGAGTAAACCGGCGTATCTGCTGCCGCCTTGCCATCATCATCCAGCAATTGCAGATTCACGGCATAACGGGGCCGGAACGGGTCGGCCATATCGCCACTTGTCACCGCCTCGCTTGGCCCCTCTACACGGGCCATTTTCGGCAGATGTAGCCCGGCTGATAACTCCGGGTAGGCATTGTCAATTTGGCGCTGCATCGGTGTTTTCTGCAACGGCTGGCCAGTCACTTTATTGCGCGGCGTCCATGTTAAGACCAAATCGTCATTATTCAGCCGCACAGTGGTTAACCGCTGGCCATTCATTTCCACGCCGGGGCGCACTGACTGGATCATCGGCACCGTCATGGTATTGCCTGCCGCCGCTGTGGTGCTGAATTCTGGCGGGATAGCCACCGGTTTACCGGCAAATAATGAATGTTGCCAACTGCCCACATAGACCGCGCCGTCTGGCAACTGATACCAGACATAATCAGTAATACCAAAGGCACTGCCGATATTGGCCAACAACTGATAACCGCTGCCGCTGTGGGTAAAATGAGGTATTGGCTTGTCGTTATAGTCAGCACTGGCGGCAAGCTGGAACGTTAGCCCGCTGTTGTCAGTCAGCCAGTCGGCTAACTGGCGCAGCGTGGGATGTTGCATCGATACCGGCCACATGCGCTCAAAAACACCGGTTAGCTCCCGCACAAATAATCGCTGTGCGCCGTTCTCTGCCGGTTGCGAACGCTCCACATAACCGGTAAACCAGCGCAGCACTAAATCAGGGTAACCGGCATCCAGCCGCACCAGTTTGCCGGTGTAATCGGTGGTGGTCTCAGCAGTAATAAAGCCACGCCCGCAGGCGTTCAGCTCTAACACCAGATTGGCATCAACCAGCGGCACCGCATCACCGGACAGCATCAGCCTGCGAATGGGTTTCATGAGGCTGGCCCCAGTGCATCATTGACCGGCTTTAATACCTTGCGCTCAAACCAGCTCAGTTTTTCCGCATCCTCGCCCGCGTCACTGCTCCCGCTACCACTGCCTGCCGTCTGTTTTTGGGTGGTGGTTTTACTGCCTGCGCGGGCCTCGCGTTTTTCTGACACACTCAAAAACTCTTTGAGGGTGAATGTCACCAGCCACGCCATTTTGCCATCCTGTTTCGGCGCATCAATCGCGCCGGTAAAGGTGGCCAGACGAAAATTAATCGCCTGCGCCACCTGATTGGCCACCCGGTATTTTTTCAGCGCACCGCCTGCGTCTTTGGTTTCAGCCAGTGCAAAAAGTCGGGTTAACACCTCCGGGGTGCTGAATGGCACTAGCCCGGACACCCGCAGCTCTTTGGCCTTAATGCCCTGCTCTGCCGTGGCGGTGCTGGATGTCTGCCCGGACTGGTCTTTTTCCTGAAATTGCATGGTGGGGGTCACGGTCAGCCCCTTTAACGGAATGGCTTCACCGTCCAGTGCTAGCATGACTATCTGTGTCATTGATCATCGCCTCCAGCGTGGTTAAATCCTCTCCGGCAAACAGGGTGGCCAGAGTAAAAACAGCATCCTGCTGCGGTACGTTTTTTTTCATTTCGCTGGCAATGGTGGCCGCGCTGCCGCTGGCGGTAAATACCCATGCCTGCGCACTGCCCGCCAGTAAGCCATTTAATGCACTTTGCACACTGGCCAGTGCCGCCGCTTTGGCGCTGGAAAAACTCGATAATGCCGATTCCAGCCCCGCCACATTAGCCCCCGCCCCGGCAGCATCTTTGGCCTGCGCAATACGTTGGGCATTGATGGCCATGCGGCTGGTTGCAGTAGATAGCGGTTGTGGCAGCGGTAAACCGTTTCCGGCGTTGGCCGGTAGCTGCATTTTGGTGGTGGCCAGTGTTGCCGCCGTGCTGGCCATACGGGCTACCTGTGAAAATACCGGCAACGGCAGCACCGCAGAAAATTGGGTCAGTGCCTGCATAAAGGCCGGGTGGTCAGCGGCACACACCATAAACACCACAGCCGACTGCTGGCCACCGCTGCCCGCCAGTTTTCCCGCCAGATAATCCACCGCATTCTGTGGGCTAAGATAGCTGCCGGATTCCTCACTGCGGCCTACGCCATAAACCCACGGATGCACCGGCACTATGGCGCAATTGACTGCGGCCATGGTGCCGGGGAGGGATAGCGCCGCTTTACGCCACATCAGACAGCTCCGGCCAAATAACATCCGGTGCAGTTGCTACACCCAATTTTTTGAGCGCTATGACGTACTTTTTCAGTTTGATTAAATGCGTAGTATTTTCATCATCAATAATTCCCAGCATCAGATCAGTTTGCAGTGCGGTAAGTTCGTCCTGAACTAACCAAATTCTGTAATTTCGCTCCCTTTCGGCTTCGGCAACATGCATTTCTTGTAGCCAGACGGGATTTACCACAATGGCATCACAGGTTTTGTTGAACTGCCACGCCTCAATATATCGCTGGTCTGGTAGCTCTTCGCGCAAGATTTTTAGCCAAGGCCCATCATGAGTAAATTCATCTAAATACTTTTGTGCAGCGAAATTAACCACCGTCATGCCGCGCCCACTTGCGTTTTCAAACACCACAACATAAATATTTTCGTATGCGGCGTTGTCTGACAGATCTTGATTAATGAGTTGTTCCATCTTTTATTCCTTATGGGCCAACGACGATAACAAAAAACTCAGTCCAATCAGTCCAGTCATAACTTACGCCACCATCGCGAGCATTCTGTATGCTGAATGAATTGGGTGTTCTATTCCAAATATTGGCTGAGTGGATATGCGGTGTATTTTGCACACCACCATTAATCCCAACAGAAACTGCGTATGCGCCGTTTGTCGTTGACATCGTAAAGTTATATCCCCCCACGTTTGTCCTGTTTATCGCTGCAAAACCAAATGAAGAGTTTATACGCCCGTCTCCGTATACTGACGCCCACGCCCTTACCCTGTTGTTTGTGCGGTTAGCCAGATAGGTGGAAAGCGCACCGCCCCATACAGTGCCATGGACATTACCATCCACAGCCAGTGTTGCATGGCCTCCAGTTCGCCCTTCCCCAGCAATGAGATCTGATTTTGATAAAAGTCGGCTGGCACGTATATCTGCAGCGGTCGTCAATGTACCGGGTAACTGAATGTTGGTGTTTTTGACGCTAATAGCATTGGCTATACGCTCGTCATTACCTGCTGCCACGGTGTTAGCGACAGTTCCCACATCCAGTAACGCCGCACCTTTTAGCGCCAGACTTTGGCGAAATAATGCCGGGTTAGGAATGTCTGCGCCATTGCGTTCTTTGGCTAATCGAACGTTGGCATTATCCATCGCTATCTTGACCGCTTTCAGGGTTGCCGCCAGTGTTTCGCTGTCGCTATCAACTGCGCTGCTTAACTGAGTAAAACCTTTCTCTGTTAGCGTGGCATCTGGGTGATTACGTGATTTTTCATGCACTTTTAGCGCGGCGTTAATCTCTTCAATCGCCTTTTCAAAGGGTGAGATAATGCGTTTATCGTCCAGACCATCGGGGGTAATGACTGCCAGTTGCCCGATGTAATGCACAAAACCGTTAGCATCAGCATAATCGCCAAAATCCCCTGCGGCATTCTTCACGCCAAGATGGATAATCGGCGCAAACTCACTTAACACACTGCCCTGATAACTCACATCGGCATAAATCACATTACCGGCTGCGGCCTCCAGTAACACATCATCCGCTAACAAGGCACGAATACCGCCGATATAGGCCAGCCCGGCATTTACCCGGTATTTATCGCCGTCTTGAGTGACCGCAAAACCATCACTAAAAAAGGCCTCATGGCCGTAATAATCCAGATTGGCCAGCCGGACAGTTTCATCAATACCACGCAGCCGGGCGCTAAAATCAATCTGCCACGTTTGCGCCGATACTGTGATTTGGCTGGCCTCTGCTGCCCCGGCAAATTCCATCAAAAAGGTGCGGGTGATGTTATTGCCCTGCACCCCATTGGCGGTGGCCATTTTCTGCTGTGCCGGGGTATGCACAATCATGCATAACGTATTACTGGCAGCGTCTACCAACCCAATCCAGTTAAAAGTAAAATCACCGACACGGGTATCCAGCACCACCGAATAGGCCACCGCTGAATCATTAATCATGCCGTACTGCGCCACCGCATCCCGGTGTACAATCTGGCCATCAGCCGGAATAACTTCATCCGGGTTAATCTCTGCGTTGCTGTCCTGCCCCGGCACATGGGCAAAAATAATGGTATCGGGGCGGGCGGGTAAGTTATTTAACACCTGCTGCGCCTGCCAGTGTTCAAAAGCACGGGTGATCACCGTTGCCATATCAATATCCTTATTTCAATTTTGCCGCATAAACTTCATGCGAATGCTGTAATTGTGCGGGTGTCACAGGCACCGCCCCGTTGATAACACCCGGCGCAATGATTAATTTTGCGTGGTGATAGCTGTAGTCATTGCTGAATTCTCCGCCGTGAATGTTCACCGCTTTGGCGTTAATCACTTGGAAAATATAGCGGCGACAGGTGCGGCCATACTGGCGGATCAGTGCCATCATTAAGGTGTTGTTTTCTGCTATCTGGTTATCATTCACCCGGATCAGAATGATGTCCCAGTCAATTTCGGGCTGGCGCTCCAGTTGGGTTATGTCGCCAATACCCAATCGCTGAAAAATGGCGGCGAACCCGGCCACAGAACCGGCATCAGCGGCGTTAATAAAGGCGTATTGCACCCGTTTGCGGTACAAGCTCAATGGCTCACCGTCAAAGCGGCTGATGTCGCGCTGATAAGCCAGCACATTCAGCAACGGTACCGCGCAGGTGGCGGCGTCCAACTGATTAAGCGGCCAGATGAGCCAGCTATGCACCCATTCCCACCATGCGCGACAAACACGCAATAGCTTGTTTGACTCGCCCTTATCCATCCATGAGGGCAGACGCAGGCTTTTTAATCGAGTGATGAAATCAGGCATTTTCTATCACCACCGTTACGCTGTTCAGGCGCGGCACGCTCAGGTCACTGACAATATCGGTCAGTGAAAAACTCAGTGACTCAATCAGCGGAAACGTCTTGTGCAGCTCCCGCCCCAAATTGGAAAATGAATAACGGGAGTAAGGCCACGTTTTGAGTACCCTGTAATTGCTGTTCTGACGAAAGGCGCAGCGGATCAGGTTTTCACAACCACTTTCCAGCCCGGCCAGTTCATCAGCGGTCAGGTTCTGTTTATTGTTGACGTACACCGTGACCTGCAAATCATGCTGGCTCTCCGGCAGCGGCATACACTGCATATCATCACCATGGCCGTGGTGGCCTTGTTGGGTAATATGGTCATTGACCGCATCAATGAATGGCTGCGATATTTCGCCACTGTCCAACAGTAAATAGGCGTTGGCAGTCCCCGGCCCCCGTGGCGCATCATGCAAAAAATAAATTCGGTCAATGGATAGCCCCACCACCCCGGCTATCATGCTGCGGTACACCGCATCGGTGTGATAGTTGCCGACCAAGTTAAATTGATTGCGACACCTGTCCCGAAAATCATCATCAGACTCTTTATCAGCACCCGGCATGGTCAGCCAGTCCCCCTCACTTTGGGCGCGTTCAATGCCCGGCACCGCTTGCGGCAGTATCCGGTAATAACCGGGGGCCAGATTAAACGCCCCGCCCACCTCTGACGCACTTACCGGTACCAACCCACTGGCAGCACCGGCAGCAATGGCGCTTTCACGGCTCACCACCACGCTGTAAATCTTGCCGTTAATGCGCTCGGTCTGAATAAGCGTTCCGGCCGGAATAATCACATCCTGCTGGCTATCGGTTTTATAAAAGCGGATCACGCCCTGCGCCGCTATGGCCGGTTTACGGCTGGCATTCACGCCCCAGCCAAACACATCTAAAAATGTGCCGCTGGCGGTGGCCAGATACATGTTGGCCAGCACGGTATTGATTAACACCTCGTTGAGCCACAACACCGGGCGGGTGACAAGGGTTTTAATCAGCCGCCAGAACGGGGACATACCAGAGGTATTGGTGATTAACCCCTCTTCCTCTACCAGTGCGTCAAACTTTTGCCGAATATCGGTTTCGGTGGTCGGCATTCCGCTGTCTTTTAATACCTGTGCATAATCAATTTCAGGCTTATTACTCATAGTCCGCACTTACTGTAATAGGGCCGAAATCGTAGGTATCAGCCGTTACCCATAGCCGTGTGGCGCTTTCTTCATTTACCACCACCGTGCCGGGAATAATGCGTTCATCATCTTCCACTAAAATAATTAATTGGGTTATCACATCGGCGCGTAATGTCGGGCTGCGTTCAGCAATTAATTGGGTGGTTAAGCCACTTTCTATAATGGCGTGAATACAGTCTTGGCCAATACTGATACGGTTATGACACAACACCGGTTCATTCCCGGCATTAAGCACAAAGTCACCGTTTTTAATTAGCAGGTCGATATACTTTAATTCGGTCATTAATTTAATTCCTGCCATTCCATTAGCTGTTCTGGCGTCATGCCACCCTGCATATTAAAATGCACATTCTCGAATCGTTTGCTGTTGTCGGTAATGGATTTGGCGTTATTGCTAATTTCTTTATTCAGCCCGCCTTTTTCAATATTCAACATCTGGCCACCGGTTAATAAACCATTGGCTGAATTCATCGGATGACTTTCCGGGGAAGAAATACTTTTCGCCTCAATATTCACGCCGGGAATGTAATTCAATTTATCAATGATCCAGTTATAGGTTTCGGCAAAGGTACTTTTTAGCCAGTCCCATAATCCACTGAACACATTGCCGATACTGTCAGCCATGGCACTAAACCCGGCCAGTGGGGATAACCCGGTGATAGCCGATACCAGCCACTGCCAGCCGGATACAATCTTTTGCCATACGCCGCTAAACACGTCCCCCACGGCGGTTACCACCTCGGATAACCACTGGAAAGCCGCGGTATCGGCAATGGCGGCTGTAATCTCATCCCAATATTTAATCAGGTAGTAAATACCTGCCGCCAGCGCGGCAATGGCCACAATCACCAACAGCACCGGCCACGTCAGAAAACTAAAGGAAATACCCGCCGAAATCGCCGCCATGCGTACTGCCAGCAATACCCCGCGCATAATACGCATGGTGGCATTGGCGGCAATGATCGCCTTGTTATACAGCCAGATAGCCGCCGTGTGAATTTGGGTGACCGCACACAATGCGCCCCACAGCAGTTTTAGCCCCATCCAGATAAACATGCTGATCCCCATCACCATATTGGCAATGGCACCGGCAGCGGCGAAACTCAACAGCGCCAGCATGGCATAACCAATCATCCGGGCGATGTTGGGAAATAACTGCATCCAGCGGGCAAATTTTTCACCGATTTCTGACACCCGATTCATGATGGGATAGAGCACCGGTAACAGGGTTAAGCCTAAAATTACCCGCATCCCTGTCCAGATAGCCATCAGCCGTTCCCATGGGTCGGCCATTTTCTTGGCCATCTCTCCGGCGCGTTTCATGCCGTCATTGCTGCCCAGGTCACCAATATTGCGTTTCAGTAAGTCTACATTGCCGTAAAGCTGTTTAATGACATTGGCCCCATCACCAAAGGCTTTATCCAGCTCGGCTTGCGCCTTTAAATTGCCCTCAATGGTTTTCCCGTAACGCCCCTGCAATTTCTCCAGCATTTCCGGCATGGTCAGCATCTGGCCAGACGCATTCACAAAACTTAGCCCCAACGTTTTGGCCCCGGATGCCGCCCCTTTCATATAGGTTTCATAGCTGCCGCTGGCCTCACTGCCCAAGGTTTTTTGCAACTGGCCCAACACGGCAAACTGTTCATCCATGCCCACGCCATAGTTAGCGCCAACCCCTTTGGAACCCTGCATCAGATCAGCCATGGTCTGCATATTGACGCCAAATTCCTGCGCCATGTACGCGGTTTTACCGGCCACCTCTTCGGCAAATTTCACTTTGCCTATGCGGTCTGCGTAGCGGTCAAACTGGTTGTACATTTGCCCCATATAGGCGGCGGCTTCGCTGCCGGTGGTTTTCATGCCAGCGGCCAGCACATTGGTGGCCAACGTGAAACGGGGTAACTCCCGATCTGATAGCGTGCCAATGGCACTGCGCACATCGGCACTGGAGCGCACCACATCCACCGCGCTGCGCCCATACTGCATACTGAATTTGAGCGCATCGACACTCATTCTTTGCAGTGCCGAATTGCTCACCCCTTTGGCACTGGCTTCATTGAGCGCCCCGGCATATTCTGCTGCTGGCCCCAGTGCGCCCTTAATCCCCTGCACTACACCGAATAAGGCCGCGCCGCCCACCGCAATTTTACCGAAAGCGGCTTGTGAATAATCCGCAAACCCTTTTACAGAAGATTTCACCTGCTTTAACGGGCGCGTGATTTTATCAATCATGCTTAAAGTAAAATCGAGGTGTTTCATTAGTCGCCTTTAAATGCCAAGCCAATACCATTGGCAATAGAAATACGGGTATTTTCCCAATAACGGTTATCCAGCCAAACGGCACGGGCCAAACTTTCTATCTCGTCATTTTCATTAGGCAGATAATGACGGCGCAGAATAAGAAACTGCTCAATAGAATTACTTTCAATGGCCCGTAGCCGTTGGGTTAGTTTTTTACTTCGATTTCCAGTTCAGGCGCGTAAACCTTATTCACTTTTTCAATTAATTGCAGTGCCGCACCCGGTGCTTTTAAAATCTCGTCTAATGCTTCTTTGGTTTCTTTACTGATAATACGGCGCAGGTATTTAAATGCCGGGGCAATTTTATTTTCCATGCCCACTTCATTAATAAATCCGTTATAAGCGGTCGTATTCGGTTCAAAAATAAGCTCAACGCCACCCACCACTAATACAATTTTTTGTTTATCGGCCATGTTATTTATTTCCTTGTCGTAAATGAATTTCATTAATTAATTGATTGTGTCGCGCCGCGCATAAGGTATAAATACTGCGATAGGCGCGTAATGCACTATCAAAATCATTACCGGTAGTGCCGGTTAATCGGGGTAATACGGTGTCGCACTTAGTTAACTGATTTTCCTGATAGCGCACGTTCGGCGGCGTCGGTGCTTTCGTTGAACAAGCGGACATATTCATCAGTAGCACACACGTTAGTAAACACCGGCTTAATAATTTCCGTGTGAATAAACGGCTGGTATTTATCACCCTGCTGGCGCAACGCTTCCAGCTTATCTTCCAGTTGCCGGGCTGAATCACTGGCAATGCCCTCCGAAATTGTCCGGCCCTGCTCTGCCGCCTGATTAGCTGCGCGGGTGATACTCAATTCCAGCCTGTCGTGCTGTAAATCATTGAGATACCACCCGGCGATAAATGCCGCGACTATCAGCGCCAGTATCTTGGCCATCAGCGAACCCCGTTATGTTCAAGGCTAAAGTGGTTGCCGTCAGGATTGGATTTGAAGCGCCCGCCCCATGTCCCGCCCAACGATTCCCAATACTCGCCCAACGGCAAGAAAGCCTCACTTTTGGTCTGGTACACCCCGTTAATAAACAGATTAAAATCCACTGCCAGCCGTGAGGTATGCAGGCTGTTACTGATACCCGTCCCGGCTTTGGCATTCAGTTTGGCTTGTTCCGGGGTGCGGTAGGCTTCACCAAAGGTCAGACGGTAGCCCCGTTCCCCGGCCCAATGAATCAACTGCGCAATCAGTTGGGTAAATAACTGCTGTTTTTCACTTAATGTCATGGTTTCTTTCCCTTTAACAAACTGCTACCACGGCGGCGTAACCACACTTCAACCGCCTGATAACCAGCAATGCCCAGTGCCGCCCCTAAGCCATTGATGGCCAGCGGGGATAGTCCCGGCACCCAGACCAGTGCCGCCGCTGCCGCCATTGAGGTACCCGAACCCAAAATAACGCGCCCAATAAACAGCCGGGCGGTGATTGGCTCATCGCTGGCCAGAATCTTGCCTAAAGCCAGTAAGGCACCGATAACCCCCAGTGAAATAATGGCTTTTTCATGTTCCTGCATCCCTGCCCCTTAGCCAATCAAGTTGCGCGTAGCTTCTTCTTCCAGATACGGAATGCCGTTAATACGCACAAAATCCGGGCTGGTAATGAAATACTTAATTTTGTGCGTCAGTACCGCGCCGCCTTTCGGGTCAACGTCCAGCGCGGAATCAAACTTCAATTTCACCCCGAAAACTTCAACCTTTAATTCTTCGTCCCCGGCCTTGGCGTAGAACAGGATGTCAAACGCCGGGATACCGCGCCACGAACCGGCACGGGAGGCTTTGGCGGTCAACTGTTGCAGCACTTTGGTACTAACCTCAATATCCCCCTCGCCGCCCACATCGCCTTTGACATCGCCATCCGGTACACCGTTGGTTTGTGCCGGGCCGCTGTTGTCGGTAATGGTCAGCCCAATTTTTTCCACATGGATCAGGTCACCGTCCATATTCACATCCACCGACTGGCCAGAAATACGGGTACTCATTGGCTATCCTCCAACGCTGTATCAAGCATCAGGCTGACCGTGATACCTTTCGGGCATTCATACGGGCGCACCACAATGTAAATTTCCACTTTGGTGGCGGTACGCCACGTAATGACCACATCCCCCTCTTTCGGCGGCTTGACCTCGCCGGGGAAAGTGATCCCGTTAATCTGCGTACTGCGGGCCATTTCGCGCAGCACCTTGGAAAAATAGGTTTTGTGCGCGGCAATGCTGCCGGGGGTACTGTTCAGTGAGCGGTCTGCAACCTTGGCAATCGCCTGTAAACGAATACGCCGCGCCGCTTTATCGACAATACGCAGGTATTCAATCACCTGATAATCACCGCCCTCCACATCCAGTGTGCGGCCATCAGCCCAGTACATGCCGTCATAGTCCGGGTACCACATCGGCACCGAATAGCGCAGGGTTTCCAGCGCCTGCAAGGTGGCCAAATCCAGCGCCACACCCTTGCCATCCACCGGTTGCGCATCACTGCCCATATCCAGTAACGGGCCAGTGGCCACACGGGCCGGACTGTCAGCAATGGTCACGGCGCGATTACACAAGCGCCCGGCCAACACACCCGGCTCATTGCCCCACAGGCGCGGCACCAGTTGCACCGATGACGCTGCAATTCCCTCTTGTAACGCACTCAGGCGCACCAAATAATCTGGCCAGCCCTCTTCTGCCTGCGGGCCATCAATGGCCAGCACAAACCACACCCAGCGGCCAAACTTGGCCAGTAATTCAGCCCGCAAGCTGGCAGCGGTGGTGATGGCGGCTTTATCTGTTGGCAGTACCACCACTACACCCTCAACACTGGCCACCTGTTGGGCCGCTCTCACCGCCACTACCCACGCCAGTGGATCAAGATCGGCGTTTTTGGCAGGCTCTGCCAGCACATGCACAAAGCCATTCCAGTTCTGGCCCGCATTGAGCATTGCCGCAGTGAGACAGCTTTTTACTGCACTGTCAGCCGTTCCCAGCAATACATCAAAATCCGACTGCGTATTCACGGCCAGCGTTTTCCCGGCGTTCACCTTGCCGGTACCGATAAACAGCACGGCCCGTTCAATCTCTTTGGTTTCGCCCTGTAGCTGGTTTTTTTGGTCAATATTGACTTGTGGCCAACTCATCGTTACCTCTTTATGTCCTGCTCTTTGACGTCCCAGCCAAACCCGATGGCCTGTAACTGACGCGCTAAGGCTTTATTAAAATCGTCGTCGCTCATGCCCAAAAACTCACGCGCCGGGACATCCACTGTCCACGCTGATTTAGCCGCCTTGCCGCTCAATTTCCGAATCAACAAACCCGCCTGGGCGAAACGCATGTTTTCTACAATTTCTTTGTAAGATGGCTTACGCCAGCGCTTACCCTTTCTCACTTTGTATCCTAAGGCCCGCAGCCTTTTGGCCTGCTTAATGGTGGCGGGCCGCTCCGGGGGGACGGTCTTGGCCACTGCGCTGCGGTTAATGGTGACGTGCATACCATTTTGCTGGCCATAGCCCACCACACCTGCTGGCACCGGTTTTTCACCGTTGCGATAACCACCGCCCTGCAAATACAACCTGACCGCGCTAATCTCTGGCATTTCACGGATATGCAGCAATTTCGGCATATTGCGCAGCATCTTGCCGCGCTGGTTGGTCTGGCGTCCCTGCCACGGCGTACCATCCGGGGCTTGCTGGTTACGCACATTGCGCTTTGCCGCAGTCATTACCCCGTACTTGGCCAACCGCCATAACAGCCGCTGGCGCTTTGGTGGAGGTAAATCCAGCCGTTTAAGTGCCTGTTGCAGCTCGGTTAGCTGTTTTTTACTCAGCTCACCGTTGATAATCATCCGTGCTCACCAATCGGTGCGCCGTGCTCATCTGCACCGAATATCGCGCCCTCCGTGGCCAACCATAACTCCGGATCAGCTAACCGCCATTTAGCCCCCATAAAGGGAATATCCCCGGCCTCATCTTTCTTAATACTCAGTGATTCGGTGATCCCCATCGACACCACCACCGTGGCGGTTTTATCGTTGATCACATCGATATCAATACTCGGCAATTCCGGCTCCGGCCCGTGGTCGGGGGCATTCTCAATCATCCACACCAGCAACAAGGCGCACAGGTTGCGCGGGTCATAGTCGCGGTAAGGGAAGCGGCCCCAACTCAGCACCGCATCAAACTGCATTTGAGCCAATTGATACTGATCCAGCCCCAAATCCCGCTGCGCCGGAATAAAACGCAGTTCGTCCATGTCGCTGTTAAATTCCAGCTTGCGCAGCCGCTGTGGTAAATTGCCCTGCACAAAGGCGGTTAATGACTGTAATTGGCTCATACTTGCCTCACGGTGGCGCGTTTCAGCCCTTTCATACGGCGGATAACAATAGACGCCTCCGCCAGCAATCCCTTGCGTGTTTCATCACTTTCCTGTCCCGGATGTGACTCCCTGCGGCCAATCGTGGCAAACTCCCCTAACAAATCGGCTTTAGCACGGGCATAAACCGCTTTTTTGTACTGCGCACATAGCAGGTTTTCAGCGTCGATACTGACGCCCGGCACCTCTGCGGCATGGCTATAACCATTCGCATAGTGCTTCGCTTCAACGCTGGCTAAATCGCTGTTCACCTCTCCCGCTGCGGTAATCAATGCCTGTGCAACGGTTCCCGCATCAACATCAGCCGGGATAGTGCGCTGAACCTGAAATTCTTTAAGGCTCAAGTCTGGCCAGAACCCCACGTTTTTTAAGGTGGCATCCTGATAATCAATCGGTTTTCCGCTAAACATATATTCTCCCGAAAAGCGGGCTGACCAGCTTCCACGGCACATAACACTAATGTGTATTGCCTCCGCCGCGCCCGCTCGGCTTACGGTAGTCTTTTATTCTTTTAGCAATGCCCGAATACGGGCGGCGATGTTACGGCGCAAGGTGGTGACACCAATCTGCCGGTGAAACCCTACCGCCTGCGCCAGTAAGGCATCCGCTTGTTGTAATAACGCCACATCATCCAGCGCGGTAGCCCGTGGCTGACCATCGTTATCACGCAGTAGCAACAACCCGGCGAACTTGTACCACTTGGCATTAATCTCTTCATGCAGCCGCCACTTCTCGCGGATATTTTTGAATGTGCGAGAGAAATACGGCTCGACACTTTCCCCGCTGGCGGCGGCAATTTCGGCCCACTTCATCACGGTATCAGCAACAAATGCCGGTAACTTACTGCGGAAATTGCCCGGCATTTTCTGCCCCTGCTCGATGGCGATATCAGCCCAGTCCAGCGCCTGATCAAACTCATCCACATCAAACAACCAGATAATGCAGTACACCAAAATCGGGTTTTGATGTACCTCGCCACTGTCCAGATACGCCTGCGCAGTAGGAAGCCAGCGCGGTAATAGTTCGCTGCGCTTCATGGCTACCCGGTCACTGGTGACATCAAGGCTACGTACCCGACCAACATCATGTTCCAATGCCCGTAATTTGACGTGCAGACTGTGGCCAGCATCCAACACCTGACACTCACTTAACTGCTTTTCAGCCTTAATACGGGCGGAATGACGCTGCGCAGGTGATAGCATGGCTTATACCTCTGGCCCGTCTTTGGCTTCTTCAACCTTGCCAATGGTGACGGCGGTTTCATCAAAGGCCGCATACAGCTCTGGCGTTTCCACCGCATAGCCCTCCATGCGTAAGTAGCTATTTTCAAACTGCTTACGGTCATCAGAAAACTCAGCTTTGCGGTAACGTGTCCCTCGCTGGGTATAAACATGAAGATTGCTCAACATGGTGACCGTCATACGCTTGCCGGGGAAGAACGGCGGCACCATGGCCTGACGTCCGGCAATAGATTGCGATAGCATTTGCGCGGCAATTTTTTCAGTCGGGCGGTCTGCGGCCTGATAAAGTCGGTATTGTTCCGCTGCCACCAAATCAGCCCCAACCAACACCACCAGTCGCGGGTCATTACGGAATTCCTGCGGGATTTTGGCGTTAATCAGATCTGAGGCCATGGCATCCAATGATTTAAAATCACCACCGCTACCCAGAGTGATGGCATCAGTAACAATCTGATTTTTGTCATAGGTTCGTACCAGCTCATGCCAGCCAATATTGACATCTTCACCGTTCGGGTTATCCGTCGGCTTGGTGGTTTTCGCCGCCGATTTACCGTTAAAACCAATGCGTAGCACGTCCAGACTGAATGACTTATTGGTAAACGCCTGCATACGCTGGAAAAACTCTTCTTCACTCCCGGCATTGGCCCACACAGATAACATTTGGTAAGTCAGTGACGCACCGGAATCTGTTTCGTACAGCTCATAGTTGTTACCATCAACACCCACTTTGCGACGAAAACGGCCCTCGTCCACACGGCCCGTAAACAGCCCCGGATTACCTACGTTAACCACCTGCCCTTTAATCTGGTCAACATCTTCAACCACAATGAAATTAAGAAATTCATTGCTTTCCAACATAGCATCACGCAATTTTGTTTCTTTTGGGTCAGTCAATGAGAAATAACGTGATGTCTCTTTCACATCATTTGCCAATGCCAGCCCATCGAGGTAATTATTTAAATAACCTCGCGCTTTATTATTAAGTAGCATTTATTGCACTCTCTTTAATCAGAAATACGAAAATCCATTAAGCCCGTGCTTAATTAAAGAAACTCAAACGGCTTACGTGAATCGCTCGGTTTTTTACTGGGTAATTTAGTGAACTTTTTATCTAAGCTGCCCAATTTCTGAATAAACTGCGGCAAATTATCACGCAATTGCGCAAACTCTTTGGTGTCCACGACTTCTTTAATCGTTTCAACATCAGAATCCGTTTCTTCCTGACTGGTTTTTAATTCAGCAAGCTGGGTTTCCAATTCGCTGATTTTATCCTGCGCGGCTTTTAACTGTTCAGCCAGTACCGTGGCGGCATCATCAGTAATATCATTATCAGTTTCGGTAGTCGTGTCATTCTCATCAACTAAACCAAACTTGTGATACCATTTCTTTTTACCTTTCACACTGTTCCCCTTTACTGTCTTTTTAATATCATCAAAAACAATTGGCCGATATTGGCTATAACGTTTATTACGCAATCGCTTGTTAAACTTCATTTGGTCGGTATATACGCTGGCGGGTTCATCCGTTACCCCCATGCCCTCAAGATAGCTTTTGCCCGTCCCTCTAAAGTTGCCATCCTCGGTAAACTCAGCGGATGTAAAAAGCAATTTACCCTCGCCGTTAGCCGCAATGAGTGACAAAGCAGGACAAAGCCGGGCAAACATTTTTAATACACCGTCCTCATCTTTTTCCGCCTTTAATTCTAATACTTGCCCCACCGGGCCATAAGTACGCGAATGCTCCGGCCATAATTGTGCGGTATACATTCGAGGGTTATATAGCTCTACGGCGTCTAATATCCATTGCCTTTCAATATCACGCCCGTCTAATGTTTTTCCCTCAGCACAAACACACAACCATGTTGTTGTTAAATGTGAAACTGACATTCAACCGTTCTCCCTGATTTGTGATAGTCAGTATGGCTAATTAAAACTGGCTCCGCATTCGCTTTAATTCTTATCTATTCGGATATAACCCTTTATCCGAATAGAGCCGAATAACTACTGACGCGTGTTTGAATATATCTCAGCATAATAGAGGCTATGGCTAAATATTCAGATGAACTTATTGGTGTTGCACGGGCGCTTTATTTAAAAAGGTCAACACCCAAAGAAATCGCCAGTGATTTAAATCTGCCGAACGTGCGGATTGTTTATTATTGGGCGCAAAAATGGAATTGGGCTGATTTACTCAGCCATGAAAGCACCGAGGAAGCGATTGAGCGCCGCTATCAATTATTAGTCGGGCGCGATAATAAGAGTGATATTGAATTAAAAGAGCTGGATATTCTGATTGCTCATGCGGTGAAACTGCGGGCGCAGAGCAATAAACATAAAGAAAAACTTGCCGCCGCCAAAGAGAGCAAGCAGGCGCAGAATGATGGCGGTGATTTTAATGATGAGCGCCCGACGAAAAAACGCCAGTACCGCAAAAATGACATTTCCGGGCTGTCAAAAGAGGACTTTGACGTTTGGGCAGAAGAACACCTGTTTGGCTATCAAAAGCACCTGCGGTTAAATATTGGCGAACAGGTACGCAATATCCTGAAAAGCCGCCAAATTGGCGCAACATGGTATTTTGCTTTTGAAGCCTTTGAAAATGCAGTGTTGACCGGTGACCCGCAAATATTCCTGTCCGCCTCTCGCGCTCAAGCCGAGGTTTTCCGCTCGTATATCGTCAATATTGCCCAGCAATATTTTGATATTACGCTAACCGGTAACCCTATCCGGTTGAGTAACGGCGCGGAGCTGCGTTTCCTGTCTACCAACAAAAACACCGCCCAGTCTTACAGCGGCCATCTGTATTGCGATGAATATTTTTGGGTACCTAACTTTGCCAAATTAAATGAAGTGGCCAGCGCCATGGCTACCCATGATAAGTGGCGCACCACCTACTTTTCGACGCCCAGCGCCAAAACCCATCAGGCTTATCCATTATGGACGGGTGACGAATGGAAGCGCGGCAGTAAGAAACGCGCCAAAGTTATTTTCCCGTCATTTGATGAAATGCGTGACGGTGGTCGCCGTTGTCCGGATGGCCAATGGCGTTATGTCATTACCATGGAAGATGCTATTCGTAATGGTTTTAATCTTGCCAGCCTTGAGAAGCTGCGTAATCGCTATAACGTTGATGCATTCAACATGCTGTACATGTGCGTATTTGTGGACAGCAAAGATGCGGTGTTCTCTTTTGATGATTTGCAGCAAGCCGGGGTTGATGCTGCCACTTGGCAGGATCACGACGAAAAAGCCGCCCGGCCCTTTGGCAATCGTGAGGTATGGGGCGGTTTTGACCCGGCCCGTTCTGGTGACCTGTCTACCTTTGTGATTATCGCGCCACCACTCTATGAGGGCGAAAAATTCCGGGTATTACGGGTGATCCACTGGCAGGGCATGAATTTTCGCTATCAGGCCAACCAGATTAAAAAACTGTTCCAGCAATATCACTTTACCTATCTCGGTGTTGATGTGACCGGCATCGGCCAGGGTGTCTTTGAAAATATCCAACACTTTGCTATCCGGCAGGTGGTGGCCATTCGCTATGGCGTGGAAACCAAAAACCGGTTGGTAATGAAAGCCGCCGATGTGGTGGAAAGCAAACGTATCGAATGGGATAAAGACCGCACCGAAATTCCCGCCAGCTTTATGGCCATCCGTCACACCACTACCGCTAGCGGCAATGCCATGACCTTTGTTGCAGACCGTAGCGCAGAAACCGGCCATGCGGAGGCATTCTTTGCCATTGCTCACGCTCTCGACAATGAACCACTCAACTATGAAAACAAATTAACATCCCGCTGGAGGCTAAAGAAAGCAGCATGAAACGCCCAAATAAACGAACCATGAAGCGCCAAGAAAACCATGGCAAAAGCCGCAAAATGAGCATTATTAGCTTCGGCAAACCAGAACCAATACTCACCACCGGTACGGATTACCGGGATATCTGGTATGACAATGATTATGACCATTACACCTTACCCATTGACCGGCTAGCACTGGCGCAGTTGATTAATCTCAATGGCCAACATGGCGGCGTGATATATGCCCGCAAGAATATGGTGGCATCGGATTATCAAAGCGGCGGACTGACCCATGAAGAGATTGAAGCCGCTATTTTTGATTATTTTACCTTTGGCGATGTGGGCATCCTGAAAATCCGTAACGGTTGGGGCAATGTGATCGGTCTGACCCCCTTACCAGCCCTGTATACCCGCATCCGTAGAAGTGGTGAATACGTGGTGTTGCAGGAGGGAGAACCTATTGTTTACCCGGAAAATGACGTCATTTTTCTCAAACAATACGACCCACAACAACAGGTTTATGGCCTGCCGGATTATATTGGTGGTATTCACTCCGCATTGCTAAACAGTGAAGCGGTGATTTTTCGCCGCCGCTATTACCACAACGGGGCGCACACTGGCGGCATTTTGTATACCAGTGACCCGTCAATGACTGATGAAGTAGAGGAAGAAATTGAACGCCAGCTAGCAGACAGCAAAGGGATTGGTAATTTCAGCACCATCTTGGTCAACATTCCGAATGGTGACCCGGAGGCGGTGAAATTCATTCAAATGGGGGATATCAGCGCCAAAGATGAATTTGCTAATGTGAAAAATATCAGTGCGCAGGACATTCTCAATGCTCACCGCTTCCCGGCAGGGTTAGCCGGGCAGATACCGGAAAATGCTGCGGGCTTAGGTGATCCAGTAAAAGCACGAGATACGTATCGAAAAGACGAAATTTTACCCGTACAACGCCGCTTTTGTGCTGCTATAAGTACCGATCCAGAGATTCCGGCACATCTACAGCTAAATTTTGATGCACAAGCAGCAAACTCGGGTGCGTTATGAGCAGAAACACGTTAAAATTCCAGAAGTTCACCACTTTTGGAGCCAGAAACATGCGAGTAATGAAAGTTTTATGCCCTGAATGCGGTGGCGCGGCAATTATCAGAAAGACCAACCGTAAGCACCGGCAGATTTCAGATTTATATTGCGCCTGTAATGATGTGGAATGTGGTCATACTTTCGTGATGAATGTGACCTTTTCACACACCATTAGCCCCAGCGCCAAAACCGGGGATAAACTAATTAAAACCGTTGTTGATTCAATGAATCCACAGCAGCGGCAAATGATGCTTAACCTATTGCAAGGTAGCGCATCAGCCGCCTGACTACTGGCCTCCAATTCGGGGGCCTTTTTGTTGCTGCTTATCCAGTTCAATGGTTAATGCGGTAGTCATTTCGGCAATCCATACTAGTGCCAAATCCCTATCTTCTTCATTGCACCGGTTATTCGTGACCAACCTCGCAACCAAGTCAATGCGCTGCAAGGCCAAAGATTCAAAAAATAAATCCGTCACGGACTCCCTCCATTCATCTCATTTATACTGTATTTATGTACAGTATAATAAAATTAAGAAAATAGGAAACAGCTAACTGCCTGTTTCCTTGCAATTTCATGAGCCTAATCAATTCCAGCCCGGCCAACGCTGATGTTCTGGCCGTGGGGTCACCTCTTCTAAGCGGCCATTCTTTAGCCTTATTGAACGATCAGCGTAAATTTTCAGGCTGCTACCCCGTTCCAGTATCGCTATTTCTTCCTCATCACCGATAAAACCCCGACTGCGTAATTCTTGTGATAATCGTTGCCGGTACTCCGGCGTACAGTTATTGACAGAACTCCTAGCGGCGGCGTTGCCGCCAGAAAAACCCAAAACCCCGGCCTGCGCTGCGCTTTCGGCTAACTTCGGCACAATCTGCCACTTAACCAGACGGGTGCAAATAAGCGATTCAAGCCCCAATAAAGGGGAATAAATGCCCTGAATACGCTGCACATCTTCGGCGTACAGGTTGCCCATTTCGGTGATCTGATAAGTTAGACGAATTTTGAGTTCTTTCCGCTCAACCAATGCACCGCCCTGCGCTTTGGTGTATGCCGCCCAATCGCCAGAATCGGCGGCTTCCAATACGGCATCCATCATTTTGTTAGGTAATTCCATACCGCTTTCAATTCGGCGTAACTCCCGCCAGACGGTGACCGGCGCACCACCGATTTGCTGAAACTGCCGGATACGCCAACGGCTGGCCCATGCGGTAACGGCTTTGGCCATCTCTCGCGCATTACCGCCCGTCTCACCGTCTGCTTCTTCGTCAAGCGCGTAACCGTCGATATTCTTTGAAATATATTTAGCGATATAGCCGGTTGCACTTCCCTTAGCTGGATCAATGGGTTCAGCATGGAAACGGGCTTTCAGTGCTTCGGGGCTTTGTAATGTCTCGGAATCTTCTAACCGGGCGTAATAGCAAAGAATGTCACGCACCTGATCAACGTGTTGCGGCAGCATAAACAGCAACACATGCCAGTGTGGGGTGCCATCGTGATGTGGCTCTACTACCCGAAAGCCAAAGACGTTAATCCCGGCACGGGCAATAGCGGCACGGGCTTTAGCCCATACGCTGCATAAGTATTTTTGTGTGTGTCTTGGGCTGGCTCCATTCCAGTTGGCCACAAATCCGCCACCGTGATACACCGCATGATATTTAGACGGCGCGGTGATGGTGTAGAATTCCCCCACGCAACCCATTTCATTGGCTAAATTTTCAAAACCTCGCATTCTGACCATCAGTTCACATCTCCGTATTGCGGGATTGGCGTTGCTGCCGTTCACCATGTCTTCTAACGAAACCCGATCACCGTCCTGATTTTCCAGTTCAAAGGCTTTGAAAAACTCACGGTTACGGCGCTTTTGTTCTACCCATTCGCCCATAGTTGACCGGCTGACATAGGCTGACGCTAATTTCTGTACTTGCCCCACCGCAATGGCCATATGTTCGCGGCGCAGATCGCGCAGGCGTTTTAAACGCACACGCCACCAATCCGGCGACATCATGCGCAGTAGGCCGGATTCAATTTTGCGCGGGTTAATTGTCTTGCGGCTGGAATTGAATTCCCGCCAGTACGGCGGTTCAGTTCCCACTTGCTTGCTGAGTTTTACAAGGCAGATATAAGCGCGTTGGGTGCGCTTCCAGAGTTCTTTGGGGTCGCTGCTCTGCCCGGTGAAATTGCGTTCGATAAAGTCATTTACTGGGCGCTGAATAAGGCTTTGGTTATAGTGGGGATTCATATTCAATTTTTTCCGGGAAACATTCTGAACGATGGATAACCCAAACTCTTTAACTGACGGCCCAAATGGCTACTATCAAGATCAAATTGGATTTCTGACTTCCTACACCGCGCCGCAATATGACCTTAAGATGGTTTCCGCTCATGCATTGATTGATAGAGGGATCGCTCTTCAAGAAGCCTCCGGTTCATTTTCAGAACGCCGCTGGCCGCCTGCAAAAGATCATCGAGAACGTCTTGCCGAGCTGATGCGCCAGCACCTGCCATCAACTGCTCCGATATACACAGAATGGAAAGTAGTAATTCGCAACGCATTAGAAAACGTGTATCGCATGCACCTGTCTTCTCAAATACCCGAATGGGCTGACGGTTATCTGTGGGAAGAATTACTTCAAGATGTATATTCGATGGCTTCGTGTTCGATACATGCGGTTCACTTTTATCAGAAGGACAAAGCTCATTTGTCGATGAATACATCTGTTTTTCTAGTTCCTGCTGAATGGAATGCGCAGCTAGCTTCGCTAATTTCTGGATGTCTGCTTCCGGCATGGGTTGCTCCAATTGAAGTTGATAAAACGCCAAATAGTATTTTTGGCCAGATGCCCAGTTACACACCGCTGGACTAAATTCTGGTACTTAGGGGCTGTTCTATTCGTTTAAGTAATAAGCCCCTGATGATTAAATTTCTCAGCTTCCTGCCGCAGCAATTCCACTATTTCAACTGACGAAAAACCCTCATTGGCTACGTACGTTGCCAACCGGTCTAAATGACTGGAAAAACTGACAGCGGCATCGGCTTTGGCTTCTCTTCTGGCCACTTCTAATACGTGCTGACGAGATTCAGCCGCTGCCCGGTTACTTATTTCCTGCCCTACTGTTTTATGCATATGCATGATGTTTGCTCCGAGTTTAGGTAATAAAAATCCCCGGCCACCGATGGGAGGCCGTTGGTATTTATGGTTTTTGATTAATTAATGCAGTTGTTGGGTAGTTCGAGCTGACGCACAGGAATAGTTAATTTGCACCAGCCCATGGATCTCAATGGTTTTAATCCACCAGTTATTAATATTCCAAGTGACAACACCCAACCCCAGCGCGCCGGATATATAAAAAATGGTGCGAATGGAGGCCAAAGCTTCAATTTGATCACTCTTTGATTCAGCCTCACGGTATGCCCGGCACCAAAATGCTGCATTGGCAGCAAGCCACTGATGGGGGTTGGTCAAATGCATGGTGTCATTAAACATTAGTGGTTGTAATTCAACACGGTTCTCCACTAAGCGACACTTACCCAAGAAAAACTGAGCATAATTATTAGCTACGCCCCAGTGGCCAAAGTCGTCTAACAGGCCATTTCTATCTACTGAGATTTCTTTCATCGTGTTTCCTTAATTATCGGTGTAATGCATATTGGCCATTGATTGGGCTGCAATCATTTCTGGGCCGTAAGTTTTGACCGGTGCCGATTGATGGTGCGTTTTCCGGCTACATTTGTTCTCTTTCACAAAATCCAGTGGCCCAATAGGGCCGAATAAATCCACCAAAACTCGCAGACGCTGAATACCCCGTCTGAGTTGATTAAGTTCTTCACGGGAAAAATCATTCCACATGTAATTACAGTGCTCTGATTTCATCCCGGCTGAATGCAACAAAATTCCCCGGTGCTCTGGCGGCAATTTTTCCCATATCACCCGCACCCGGCTGTGACTGCCGGTAGCGATATTACGGACAATAGCTAACCATTTACTGTTATTGGCTGACATGGTTACCCCCTCAAACCCCTCAAACGAAACCACCATGGGCGGCGCTTGGTTTTAACGATGGGCTTACATGACTCCCCTAGAAACACCACTCGACTGGTACAGGGTTGCCAGCGCTGGCCGTTGGGTAATTCAATCCAGCCGTGGCCAAAGTGGTTTAATTGTTGACTGGGTGATTGTTGTTTCAGGTAATTAGCGAAAACTTTCATAAGTTCCTCAGTTCAGGCCCGGAACCAGCCCGCTGGCGCTGATAAAATCAACTGCTGCGGCTAGTGCTGGCGTGGATTGGAAACGCGCTTCAACCGATACAACAATCAGCGACAGATCACGGATGGCCTGATTCGCACGGTCAAGAATGGCGTTTCTACGGGATTGGGTCATAGGCCCAGCGGTGACGGTTTCACCGGCAATAGCACCGATTGCCGCCGTAGCGCTCAGGGTATGAATAGGTAAATTACTGGGATTGGCATCATTAACCGGTACCGCAGGCAAACATTGCAGTTGAGCCAGCAAGCCATCCAGTAATAATGGATCTTCGGTAATGTCGGTTAGCGTCAACAGTTCGATACAGCTCAACTGGTGCGGCTGGTCAGGGTTAAGTTTGTTGCGCAGCATTTGCGGCTTCATACCGATCTGCTCGGCAACCGCCGTTAAATTGTTATTCCGGGCAAAAGCACGGCATGACATATCAAAGCGCGGGTGTTTAGAAAGCTGGAAATCAAACATGGTCGATACCCTCCCAATAACGCAATATCGAACTAGGCGATTGCAATGTCACAGTTCGAGAGTGCGTCTACGGTGAGCGCCGCCATATTGATCATGACTTTTTCACGCTTCATATCTTTATCTTTGCGTAGGCGGTGACGGGTCAAACGGCCATCAGCCAACATCGCTTTGATAGTGTCGGAATCTAAACCAGTCAACTCGCCATATCTCTCAACTGTGACGTGAGGAGTTAGAAGAGTGATTGAAATATTAGGTCTCATGATGCAACATCCCCTATTCGCTTGTGGTGAGCGGTAGTAACGATGAATAACGGGTGGTTATTCACTTTTCGAGATGAATTTAATCTCTCGAAAAGTGAATGTCAATAAATAAACTTCACTTTTCGAGATGAACATGGATCTTCGACGTGGTGGCCAAGCGGCAATTGACCGGATGCTGGAGGCTTATGGCTTCAGTACAAAGCAGGCTTTATGTGAGCAATTAGGCATATCTGCCAGTACATTAGCCAACCGTTATCTACGTGATACTTTTCCCGCAGACCTTGTGATTCAGTGTGCTTTAGAGACTGGCGCATCACTACGTTGGTTAACGACTGGCGAGGGCGTAATGTATGAAAATGCTAAACAGCTTGATATCGTGCAGATTCCTCGCCAAAAGTTGCTAGACGGCAAACTCTACGACTCGAATTTTTATCTGTTCGATAAGGCGTTCTTGCCTGATGGATTGAAAGACCCGGTAGTTATCCTTGATGGGGATATCACCTATATTGCTGATCGTCAGTTTGATGAAGTTCAGGATGGCAAGTGGGTTGTGGATATAGAGGGTAAAATTAGCGTTCGGGATATTATTCGTATTCCCGGTGGCAAGGTACGGGTTGAGGGCGGGAAGTTTGCTTTTGATTGTGGGTTGGATGAAATTGGGGTTGTTTCCCATGTTTTAATGCGTTGTTTATTATAGATACTAATTATATATGGAATAAATTAATGAGTATGAATCACCTAAAGTGTCTATTTAGGCTTAACCATGAAAGCCTTTCAAAACAAGGGCCATTTTGGTTATCTATCTTTATTCCACTTATTATATCTATTCTACTGTGTATTCCCTTGTGGGCACATACTACAATTGACCTATCCTCTGATGGATATGGGAAATTTCTAGAAATGTATAAACTTCCTATCGGGATTTTGTCTTTAACAATCCCTTTAGTTGCAATTGTTGCTCATATTCACAGGACAATTCAGACCTCAGAGCAAATTAGGTCAGCAAGAGATAAAAGTAGGTCTGATAGTTTTTTCTTACATCATAAATTTGTAATTGATGCACTTTCAAAAATACCACCTAAAACCTTAGATTCATATGAATACAAAATAGAAGATCCTTATAGTATCTACGCATATTTATTTGAAGATGCCTCTTATACTAAAGGTGTCAACATTGAAAGTTTGGAAAAAGCAAAAAAAGAGTTTACTGAAATAATTAATAAAATATCAGCATCTATTGAATCAGCAAAGAGTGATGAAAGCAAAAATAGTAGAATTCATGATATTTATAATATCGCAATAGAAATGTCCAAACTAGAGTCTAAGTTATCAATTACTAAAACAAAAAGAACATGGCACTCGTTAATCATGGAGAATGATGGGTCTAATATAAAAAAATTCATAATTCCTTTTCACAATGAGTCTGAACTAAAAAAAAGGCTTGATATTGATACTTACTTCATCAAGAAAACATTTCAAATAGTTAACATAATTATTGATGTTAATGAAAATATAGATTTTTACTCTCATATAGATGAACCTGATCATATGATATTTTCAACAGAATTCAAAAAATCAGTTAGAACAAAATCTCCATTTGGTAGTGCATTTTCGAATATTACTTCTAAATCTAATCCCATAATGAAAGAATATGACGAATACTTAATTGCATTGGATGAAACCTCAAACAACCAAGGAATTAAGGTTATTCTCAACTAAACGATATGTTATGTATATACGAAGTTCAATCAAACATTGACCACTGTTCATTCATACAGTTAAATACCCTCTTATCTTCCAAGGGGGTTATCAATGTCAGTACGCAAACAACCAACAGGTCATTGGCTTTGTGAATGTTATCCGGCAGGCCGGACAGGTCGCCGGGTTAGAAAAATGTTTGCGACCAAAGGTGAAGCGTTAGCCTTTGAACGTTACACCATGGATCAGGTGAGCAATAAGCCTTGGTTAGGTGATGCACCAGACCGCCGCACATTAAGCGAGGTTGCCGAGCTTTGGTATAACCTGCATGGCCGCTCTTTAGAAGCGGGTGAAAAGGTTTATAAAAAACTGAAACTGATAGTTGCCGCACTGGGCGATCCCCCTGCTCACAGTTTAAGTGGCAAAGATTTTGCTCACTATCGCTCTAAGCGTTTATCTGGCGAAATTTACTTTTCTGAGAAATGGAAGAAAGGCGCAAAGCCAGTAACCGTGAATCTGGAACAAAGTTTTTTGAGCGGTATGTTTAGCGAGTTGGCCAGATTAGGCGAATGGAATCTACCGAACCCATTAGACAATCTGCGCAAGTATGCCGTGGCAGAAAAAGAGATGGCGTGGCTCACTCATGAGCAGATTAAAACACTATTGGCCGCATGTAGCTTTGGCCGGGCAGACTTGCCGATGGTGGTAAAAGTTTGTCTCAGCACTGGGGCACGATGGAATGAAGCAGAAAAGCTCACCCGCTCGCAGGTCAGCCCGCACAAAATTACTTTTATCAGAACCAAAGGTAAAAAGAACCGCAGTGTGCCAATCAGCAAAGAACTTCATGACGAGTTAATCGCGTTAGAGGGAGACCGGCTTTTCAGTGAGTGTTATTTCCGCTTTATGGCCGCAATCAACACCACAGACATTAAGTTACCTGCTGGCCAGCTCACGCATGTTTTGCGCCACACCTTTGCCGCTCACTTTATGATGTCCGGGGGCAACATTCTGGTATTGCAGCGTATCCTTGGCCACAGTGATATTCAGATGACAATGCGTTATGCTCACTTCGCGCCAGAGCACCTAGAAACCGCTGTACAGTTCAATCCGCTAACCACCATGAGCACTGGCGGCAAAGTGGCGGCAGAGGTTACCCTTCCCTAGTATTTACTACCCCTCAATAACTAATTAACTCACTGTATTTATTGTATATTATTGTTTTATATAGAGTAATGAGACTATCGGGTTTTTTCTTGTCTGAAATTCAAGCGCCCCCACTTTCCCTTTCCCTATTCGCTCTTAAGGCTTTCTTAAGGCAACATTATTACAGTACCCACATCATTACTTCTGCTTCAGGTTATTTCGTGAAGACCAACAAATCCACCGCCCAATCTGACGTAGTGGCGTCGATATTAAATAATACCTCAACGGCACCAATAATTAGGACAAACTCCCTTTACTCATTGCCGTTATCCTTTTATTTTTGGCAGGTTTTTGGTCTGTTGATCAGTGGATTGCTGTTTCTCTGGCTTTCCCGCAATGAGCAGTTGGATTGGCTTATTAGCAATTACTGGTTTGATCCGGTTGGTCAGAATTTTCCATGGGAGAATAATGTCTGGCTCGATTTGCTGAATCACCGGTTACTGAAGCAGGCCATTATCAGCGCGGCTATTGTCACATTGCTATGGGGAATTTATCGTCGCAATGGGCGTTTGATAACCACCATGTTGCTACTCGGTGTTGGCCCGTTAGTCGTCGGCATCTTAAAAGCCATCAGTGCACACTCTTGCCCTTGGGATTTAGTGGAATATGGCGGTAAATCTTTCAGTTATGTACTGATGGGAACAGCCCCGGTCGGTGCAGGCCCCGGTCATTGCTTCCCCGGTGGTCACGCATCTAGCGGTTTTGCAGTCATGGCATTGTTTTTCTTGTTTTACCCTGAGCGACCACGTCTGGCCGCACTGTGTTGGTTTGTCGGTGTCGGTCTTGGCATGCTGATGGGGTTTGGTCAGATCATGCGAGGGGCACATTTTCTAACGCACAACCTGTGGGCTGGTTGGTGGGTATGGCTCAGTCAGTTAACAGGGTTTTGGATAATTAGCGGTTATTACAACCGTGATAAAGGTACAAAATGATAGAACAGATGAATTATTTTTTCTTTTCCATGATAAATGCAACCCCTGCATCCCCAGCATGGCTAATTTCTATGGCGACTTTTATCGCGCGTGACGTCATTATGATTATCCCCGTTTTATTGGTAGGACTTTGGTTGTGGGGGCCGAAAGAGACTATGGATATACAGCGTACTATGGTTACCAAAGCTGCCATTGCACTTGCATTCTCTATGCTCTCAGCCGCATGCATTGGCATGTTGATCCCTCATGACAGACCTTTTGTCGTCGGTTTCGGCTACAACTTCATGCCACACGCTCCGGACAGTTCTTTTCCCAGTGACCACGGCACCGCTATTTTTACCTTTGCCTTAGCTTTTGTTTTTTGGCACAAACTCTGGTCTGCCATCACGATGATGAGTGTGGCTATCGCAATTGCTTGGTCACGAGTTTATCTGGGTGTCCATTGGCCACTAGATATGGTCGGGGCCTTTTTACTCGGGATCGTCGGCTGCCTGTTCGCCCAGTTGGTGTGGAATTTATTCGGAGAAGCTATCTCAAATGGCATGAAACGCCTTTACCACATGAGCTTTTCCTTACCTATCAGCCGCGGGTGGGTCAGAAGCTAG